TGATTTCGTCTGTGTAGCCAGATGTTCCAGCTTCATTTACGGTTAAACGTGACATATTATTATATCTCCTTGGGTTGGGGGTTAATAATTACTGAGTGATTTTACCGTGAGCTTGTGGATGATATACACCCAAAGTCAAGGTGCAATCGCAGAATCCACGTTCGCCACCACCAAGATTAGGCAGACGAGTTGAACCCATAGGAATCAGTTCGTGTACGCCGTAGTACTCAGGGTTGATGAGGTAGCCGTCATTGAAGTCAGTTCCGCCAGCGATAGTCGCAGGAGCAGTATCTGGGTTCATGTTGACGATGGACACGATGCCGTGATCACTTTGGTAAAGCTCAACGGAGAGTTTGATCTCAGCCTTGTTACCGTCGTAGTTTACACTGCGGATGCTTTCAGTTGCACCTGCAGAGACACGAGCGAAGTCAGCGATAGTACGGCGAAGGCCAGTGTCAGCAACAAGCATAAGGTTGTTGGTGCTACCAGTTTCACGATAGATCGAAGAGATCAAGCCATTAAGCGCAGCCTCGGTGAATGCACCAGATGTACTGATGTCGTAAATCGAACCATCAGGAGTGCGGAAATCAGCGGGAACGTCAGCAGGACCAGCGGAGTCAATCCAGTCACCAAGACCACGAAGGCCGTAGGCTGTACCAGCACCATTTTCGATGCTGCGATCTTGTGTACCTATGAGTGTAGCTTCAACGTCACGCTTTAGTTCACGAATTGCTTTAGCTTCAGCTTGTGCAATCTTGGCTGGGCCAACGGATTCAACAGCGTCTTGCAGGTCAGAGACCATAAAGTCACGGCGGAATTTCTGGACGTAGTTACCAAGACGAGCACGACCAGCGAACTTATCAGTAAATGCAGTAACATCTGCGCCTTCGGATACACCTGTAGTAACAGGAGCAGAAAGAGCGTCAACGGTCCATTCAGTGAATGTAGCGCCAGACGTCTTTTTAGAAGCGGATGATAGAACGGGAGTTTCTTCGGGAGCTAAGATGGTAAGTACATCTGTAAGTTCTTCACGATTGGAAACAGCGGAACCAGTATTAGTGGTGTCGAATGTATTTGAGAATGCCATTGTATTTTATAATTGAATTAATTTATCTATTTTTTAGTTGAAGAGTTCTGAGAGTAATGAAGTCGTCTTTTTGTCCTGATTGCTGAAACTGAGTACTCAAGTTCTTGATTGATTTATTAGTGCGGCTGATTGGCTTTTCAGAACCTGCGGCATTTGGAGTAGAATTACTAGGAGCGTTAAGTCTTACTTTAGACTTGTCGTTCTTTATTTCTTTCCGACCGTAGATACTATTAGCTGCGTGCGCTAGTAGATAAGGCATCTGTGCCTTTACGTCAGCGGGAAGGTTAGTCATCAATGTATCGACCCTGGGGTCTTTCATGATAGCTTCATATTCACGCCGTGTATCGTTGTCCTCGCCTGTCATCCATGGTAACTCAGCTTCAGCTTGAGCACTGAGGTGCTCTTGCATTTGTTTGCTTTGTTCAACCTTTTGGATTTCCTCCAAGCGAGCAGGAAGAAACTTGTCTCTGGCTTTACGTGCCTGCAATAAAGCATTGCGGACATCGGCCTTTGTCATTTCTTTACCTTCTACTTCTGTGACTACATCATCAGCTTCATATCCGTCTGCGTTGAACATAATGTCCTCGGCCCATTCAATAACGTTACTAGCATCCGTTGCTTTGCTTTGTAGGTCCTCTAAAGTCTCTACGCTATCAAACGGATTGTTCTTAACTTCTTTCTTGGGCTGCAGTGGATTGTTTCGATCGGCAGAAAGTTTAGCTTCAAGTTGTTGTAGCTTTTCTTCTGCTGCCTTACGTTTAGCTGTGAGTTCTCCAAAGCGGGCTACTGCACGGCTGCCTAGCTTGTCAGCTAGTTCCCGCAGTTCCTCTTCGGACATTTCGTCTAAATCAATCTGAGAAAGAACTTGCTCTTCTGATTCAGCTTTGGGTTCCTCGTCTTCAGTACTCTCGTCTGATTCTTCGGAACCTTCTTCTGCTTCAGTAGCAATTTCGTCAGCAACCTCTTCCTCAACCTCTGGAGTCTCTTCCTCCTGGGGTTCAGGGGCTGGTTGCCCTAAGCGTTGGATCGCAAAATCCTCTGCTGTTATATTTGTCTTTTCCGCTGTAGAGTTTTCGGTTTCAGCGTCTCCCGTTGTGACTTCGTTGTTCATATAATTCCACTCTTCAACGCCGAGCGATAGCTATGTTTTGCATTATAGCACACTAAATGTGTGCCAAGAAATTACTCCGAAGGGGAATGCTTGCCCCAGGTAGACATAGTTAGGATCTGATCATAACTAAGTATACGTCCTGAAAGTTGTTGGATCTTGTCCGTAGGGGAATCGTACATTTCTGCGATGCACTCCTCCCGCATCTCCTTTACAAAATCTATAAAGCGGTTAAATGAATCGTGCCGTTTAAGGTGCTCGATGTCTTCTTCGATCTGAGGTTTTTCCATATTAGTATTGTGGCATTTCTTGGGTGCCAACTTCTCCCATCTGTGCAGGGGTAGTACCTATGCGACCAATCTCAGCGTTCTGCATTTGTTGCATTTGGAACTGGTATTGACCTGCGTACTTCTGAAGACGTGCAGCAAAAGCTTCGTCTTCCTGTAGCCTTTGTTGGATGTCTGGCTGCTGACCGTACTGCTCTAGGACCTGCATAGCAATCTGTCCTCCACTTGAACGTGCTGGCATTTCAATGCCAGAGAATATCTTAGTCAGGTCATCGGTAACATCCTTAACTACTTGCTGCTGTGCATCTTCGACAGGTGTTAAGACGGAGTCCGCAAGTATAGGATCTATAGATCCTGCTAATACAGCAATTAACCTGTCAACGTCTATACGCCCGTTGCGGTCAAGCTGTATAAGCTGCGTCATCTGCGCTAGCTTTACTTCCTGAGACTTGGGGTCCGTGTTTAGTACGTCGTAGTTAATTGTAATATCGAAGTTTGCATCAGGGTCACCTCGGTCCATAACTTGTGGATCAGGTACACCTGTTACACGGAAGAACATTTCGTCTGGTCCGAAACGCTGGAAGCAACGGTAAGCCATGCGCATGACTTCTGCGTTGTGCTGCAAGAACTTGTCTACCAAGAACTGCTTGCGTACACTCGAGATCTGAGAGTTCTCGTCTAGTCCTACCAGGCGGTCTGCTTGTGCAGACTGGTTAACTTCCATTTCTACTGATCCTTGGTTGTAAGCAGGCGTAGGCGCAAAATCCAAGTCGCCCTTGCGGCGATAAGGAATCATCCGTCCTGGCCCCCAGTCGCTGGGTGCCTGTCCTACTGGGTGCAGAATCGGAGGCAGGGTCGCTAGACTATTGCGGTCAATCCTGGAGTCACGCTCTACCTTAACTTGGTTCTGGATACCACGAAGAAGATCTGGGATCGTAGTTGTGTCGTATAGACGCTTGCTGTCTTCAGACAGCTTTGTGACTACAACTGGGTAGTCCTCGTATCCATTGAGTAGTTCACGCTTTGCGTAAGCAGGTGCCTCGTTGTTATCTCCGCTGTACTCCTTGTGGAATACTGTGCAGTAAATACCTTCGGATCCATCTTCAGGGTCGACCAGCCGTTGGTACGCATACACGATTTCTATTAGTTCATTTGCTTCGTAAGCGTTATCGGTCAAGCTAGTACTACGGCGGCCTTCCTGTTCTCTTTCAATGCTGTCAATGTTTACCCCTCGGTAATGCTCAATAATGTAGTCAACAAAGTCTGCGTCCCAGCCTGCAGTTGCTACTTTGTTTTCTAGCTCTTGAGCTGTATAGTAAGTCCTCCAAAAGCAGTAAGGTGCTCGTTGGGGATCAGTTACATACGGAGGAAAAAAGAAGTCCCCGTCTGGAGCTAAGGTTTTAATTTCTGGTGCGTTGATCTGCCTGCGAACAACAGGAAGCTCGGCTTCGCCTGACTTCCTAAGTTCCTTCAGTGCTTTCTTTGCACGTTTTTCTGTGACTCCTTCAAAAATGTTTTGCAGGATAAAGACCAGCTCGTCGTCTTTTTCTCCTGACTGCACTGCCCCAAAGATGTTCGGGTCCAGTTCCGCAATCTGTTCTAGTGTTAACTTCTGCAGGAACTGACGGTCTTCCGTGTGCCAGCCCACGTAAGTAATTAACAGGCCTCGCTCTAGCAAGTAGTTAGCACCTAGTTCCATTTCACGCTTATAGCGTGGAATATATCCACTTGTAGTCATCCACTTCAGGAACGAAGACACGATCTCTGCACGAGAGATATCGCTGGATTCTACGGGGTACGCTCGAATGTTTGAGCGATTAAGCGAAGACATAAACAAAGATACCAGGCGTGTAATACGCTCGTCGATTACGTGGCTCTCTGTATCGGATGCGCCTTCCCAGGGGAATGCGTCTGCTCCGTGCTTTCGGTGATCACGGCTTTTACCTGGCCACCAGTTCCTGCGGTCGTCGTAACTAGTACGGCATAAATCAAAGTAGGACTCTAGCTCGTTGACGGTTTCATCGTAGGCATTACGCAGTGCGTTAATATCTGGAATTGCATCAACATACGTCAAGGCTTCAAAAGTAGATTTATTTTGCATTTAATTTTGTTCGGATTGATTTTGTCATCTCGTGGATGTAACCCTTGTGAACGCCAATTTTATCACATAATTCTTGTGGAAGCATAGTCTTGTCTAGTTCATGATTAACATGACGGTTCAAGTACTCCCATCCAGCTAGACGGTGCACCTGTTCTTTGATCCATTCTGGATCAAGTGTAATATCTTTTTCATCGGACATAGCGGTAAGATGTTCCCTTGTCATCTTGAATGGCTTCGACGTTTACTTGCTTACCCTTTGTTAGCCAATCCTCAAGCTTGCGAGCAATAACCATCGGGACCTTCTTTTGTATTTCGTGTATGTACACGTAGACATAACT